CCACTAACATCGAATTATTCTCCATAGTTGACCACTAACATCGAATTATTCTCCATAGTTGACCATTGCAGGACACTAGATGTTACTCTAGTGTCCTGCCATTGTAAACCTTAGGACAGGTTGTGAGTTTCGTTGATGTGGCGCGCGATCTCGCACCAATTAACGGCGGAAAGAAACGCCATCGCGTAATCAAGCGCTAAAGAGTGCGCCTCCGCCTGGCCCTCGATGATTTCTTCAGCGTAATCCTGAAGCTCAAGCGGGCAGACAAGGCGACCGTCGGGGTCGTAGCCGTCGAAGATTTCGAGATTTACGCGCCAAGTCTCGTAATTAGTCCAACCATTGTATGTCGTGGCAGTCATTGGCTTATCCTTTCCTGATTTGCGTGTTTGATAATTTTAATATAAGTCATCCCGAAATTATTACAAATGTTTATTTTGCATATCAGATATGCGTCAATTGCATAACTCACGTTGGTGTCTTTATATATATAGGTTCTCTGGTGGTCTCTGGTGGTCTCTGGTGGTCCTAAGGAGACTTAAGAAGGTCCTGAACACCACACTCATGCATTCTTTCTTCTCAAGTTTGCTCCAGACCACTCAAGACCACTCAAGACCACTCAAGCAATCCTCATGCCACTTAGGTATGCACTAGGATCATAGCAGCTATCCATCTAATGCATACCTAAGTGGTCCTAAGTGGTACATAAATTGCATGAGCAAGAACCGTGCCAACTATCCATGCGTACTACTCATGTGGTCATGTGTGTTACGCATGGCTACTGGTGAAGACTTGGCATGAATTGTGCTTGAGTGGCACGGGGGGACCCCTAAGGAGTCCTTGATAATTTTTATAGTGCTTCATTAGCACATCAGAGGTGATTTTGGACCCCTCAAGACTCCTCAAGACCACTCAAGAAGTGTGATAAAATTATCACTTTAATAGGACTAATGTAAATAAATGGAAGAAAAGGGTTGACTTAAGGGGTCAGGGCGGGTACTACTAAAGAAGTCTAAAGAAATCTATAATGGTACTATTGACTTTAGTCTAAAAATATGCTATAATATGTTTAGTTAAACAATTAAGTGATCTACTTAAGTATCTTAAGACAGACTAGAGAAAAACATTTAGTAAATCCTTTAAGTGATTACATAAAATATTAACCTCTAGAAAAACTTAAGACATCTTAAAATATCTAAAGTTATCTTTAGTCTTCCTTAATGGATATTGATAAAGTATTATTCATTAAGGACAAAGCAAAGAAGGTAAGTTATGTCTGATAATGAGTATAAAGATTCTACTGAAAAAGTAGAAGGGAAAAAATTTAAAGCAGGTAATCCAAATTTTTATAAAGGTATGCCAGCTTTAAACCCCAAAGGACGACCTAAAGGCTCTTTAAACAAATATACTAAGTTATCCAGAGAGTTAATGTCCTCGAAAGGGCCTGAAATTGTAGAGAAAGTTATTGAATTAGCCCTGGAGGGAGACAGACACTGTTTAAAAATGTGTCTTGATCGTATTATTCCAACCTCCAAGGCTGTAGAAATTAAACATGAGCATGAAAACCTTGGCGTTAATATTATTGTAGAGAGCGTCAAGGCAATCGAAAGAAAAGAAGAAAAACAATACAAAACGATTGAAGGTGAAATTCTAGACCAAATGAACAGTGATGACTGAGTTAAAAGTTACTCTTCATGACGCTCAAATGGAAATCTTTAGATCACCTAAGCGTTTCAAAGTGGCGGCTTGTGGTAGACGATTTGGTAAATCTTACTTAGCTGCCTGGGTCTTAATTATCAAGGCTCTCCAATCTGAATCTAAGGATGTATTCTATGTAGCTCCGACTTTTCAACAGGCTAAGGATATTCTATGGAGTATCCTTAAAGAAATAGGAAAGGAGGTGATAAAATCTACCCATGAGAATACAGCGACCATTACGTTAGTAAATGATCGTAAAATTTATCTCAAGGGTTCAGATAGACCGGACACCCTTCGTGGAGTTGGTCTCGCTTATGTGGTTATGGATGAATATGCCTCTATGAAGGCAGAAGTCTGGGAGATGATCCTTAGGCCTACTCTAGCAGACGTTAAAGGTGAAGCGTTATTTATCGGGACACCTGCCGGAAAAAATCACTTCTTTAGGCTTTGGCTAGATGCTCAAAAACCTGAGAATTCCGAAGAATGGGAAGCATTTCAATTTAACTCTACTGATAATGCATTTCTAGACCCTAAGGAAATCGAAGCAGCTAAACAGAACATGTCTACTCAGGCATTTCGACAAGAATTTGAAGCTACTTTTGAATCCTTCTCAGGTGGTGTATTTAAAGAAGAATGGATTCAGTACGTAGACGAGAAGGCATTTGATGAAGGTAACAATCCTAGTATTACTGGTCATTATGTTATTTCTGTCGATCCAGCAGGGTTTGAACAGGCCAGTAAAGAAAGAGGTCTTAAGTCGTCTAAACTTGACGAAACCGCAATTAGTGTGGTTAAGATTTCTCAAGACGAGTGGTACGTAAAGGATATTCTACACGGTAGATGGGGCATTAAGGAGACTGCAGAGAAGATTCTTAATGCCGCTGAAGAGGTAGGAGCCACTACAGTAGGTATTGAGGCTGGAGCTTTGAAAAATGCCATTATGCCGTACCTAGAAGACTTGATGAGAATTAAAGGTAGATGGTTTAACATTACAGACGTAACACATGGTGGAAAAAAGAAGCAAGATCGTATCGTATGGGCATTACAAGGCCGTTTAGAACATGGTAAGATTAAGTTTCGTAAAGCAGATTGGAACCATAACTTCATATCTCAAATGTTGGATTTTCCAAACCCACTGTCTCACGATGACTTACTTGACTCTTTGGCCTACATTGACCAAGTTAGTGTAGCAGACTTTGCACAATCAATTGAATTAGATGAATGGGAACCTTTAGATAATGTCTCAGGATACTAAGTTAAGCTATATTGACCCTAAAGCAGCCTTAAGTGCTTGGGTAGTCGATAAAGTTACTACATGGGAAGAACACCGTAATACGAATTATCTCACTAAGTGGGACGAATATTACCGTATTTGGCGTGGTGTTTGGTCAATTGAAGACAAGACTCGTTCATCTGAGAATTCAAAACTAATCTCTCCTGCGACTCAGCAAGCTGTAGAGGCTACTGTGTCTGAACTGGAAGAAGCTATCTTCGGCAGGGAACAGTGGTTTGATTTACGTGACGATGTAGCTGATCAAGACCCTACGGACATTAAGGTTGTACGTACAAATCTTCAAGAAGACTTAGAACGTGCTAAAGTTAAAGACGCCATTGTAGAATCCTTACTGAATGCCGCTATTTATGGCACTGGTATTGCTAAAATTAACGTCAAGGAAGAAGTTAAGAAAAAACTTTCGGAATCTGCGATTCCAGGGACTCTAACTACAGATACTTTTGTCCAGAATGAAGACATTATTACGGTAAAGATTGAAGCGTTAACTCCTAAAGAATTTGTCATTGATCCGACTGCTACGTCAATTGAAGAAGCTTTAGGTGTAGCTCAGATCGTCATTAAGCCTAAGTATGAAATTATTGAAGGTATTCGTAATGGGATTTACGAAGATAAACCTGTTGGTAGTTTTGAGAAAATGGATTTAGGTTTTGAGGATGAAAACTCTTCGATTACCGACGATGACGATAAGGTTAAGATTACTGAATATTGGGGCCGTGTTCCAGTTAAGTTCTTAGAGGAAAAAGAAGACGGATTTGAGAGCTTTGACTACGATGAAGATGAACTTGTAGAGGCTGTTGTAGTTGTCGCTAATGACGGTGTAGTCCTTAAGGCTTCTCGTAATCCTTATTTAATGGAGGACCGTCCTTTTGTTGCTTATCAACATGATCGTGTACCTAATAAGTTTTGGGGTCGAGGCATAGCGGAGAAGGGTTATAACCCGCAAAAGGCTCTAGATGCAGAGCTAAGAGCGCGTATTGACGCTCTAGCCCTCACTACGCATCCTATGATGGGCGTAGACGCTACTCGCCTCCCCCGTGGTGTTAAGTTTGAAGTTAAAGCAGGTAAGACGATCCTTACTAACGGCGATCCTCGTCAGACCCTTATGCCGTTGAACTTCGGTAATGTAGCTAATACTACCTTTACTGAAGCTGCTGAGTTAGAACGTATGGTTCAGATGGGTACTGGGGCGATGGACACAGCAAACAGTAACTTTGCTAATCCTCGTAATTCTACTGCCTCCGGTATGTCTATGCTTCAAGCGGCTTCGATTAAACGCCAGAAGCGTACTATTATGAACTTCCAAGAGAATTTCTTGATTCCTCTTATTGAGAAGACTGCTTGGCGTTATATCCAGTTTGCTCCTAATCGTTACCCAGGCGGTGACTATAAATTTAAAGCGTATTCCAGTATGGGTATTATGGCTAAAGAACTGGAAATGACTCAGATGATCCAGTTATTGTCTATGACTCAACAGGGAACCCCTGCATTCGGTATTATCCTTATGTCCATCTTTGAAAATTCTTCCCTGTCTAACCGTGAAGAACTTAAAATAGCGATTGCTCAGATGATGCAGCCTGATCCGCAACAACAACAGGTTCAACAGATGGTTCAGCAGTTGGAGTTGATGAAACTTCAAATGGAAATTGAAGAGATGAAGGCAGGGGTTCAGAAAGAAATGGCTCAGGCTATGAAGTATCAATCTGAAGTTCAGGATAAACAGTCGCAGGATACTTTGGTTCAGAAACAAGTTGATCTTGCTGAGAAAATGGCTAAAATTGAAAAATTACGTGTGGAGTCCTCCAATATTACATCAGAGACCCAACGTAATATTCCTGAAATGCAGCATTTAGCTTCGGAAACCATTCTTAACTTAGCTAAGGCACGTATGTCGAATGCTAAGTGATAAGGAATTTTTAGAAAAACGTCTAGAACTTTTTACGTTAGAAGCTTGGGGTCTCTTTACTGAAGAGCTAACTCAAATGGCTGAGTCGTTAGAAAAGATTCAAACTATAGACGACGAGAGAACTCTCTACTTACGTAGGGGTCAAGTGGATATTCTAAATATGATTATCAATTTAGAAGAAACCACTAAATTAGCGTTGGATCAATTTGACGAATAGTTAAATCCCAACATGTGTGTAACTCCATAATCTTTCTAGGACGGAGGTCAGTATTATGAATAGTGTAGTTGTAGAAGAACCAGTTGTAGACGAAAACGAAGAATTTAATCAAATTGAGGACGAGGCTCCTGATATTGAACAGGAAGAACCTGGTGAACCTGAATTTGAACTCCCTGATAAATTCAAGGGTAAGGAAGTAAAGGATATTGTTTCTTCCTATGAAAACCTTGAAAAAGAACTAGGACGTAAAGGTCAAGAGTTAGGGGAGCTTCGTAAGCTTACTGACGAAATTCTTAAACAACAACTTACCACTACTCAAAAAGAAACTGAGGAATATGTCGAAGAAGACATTGATTTCTTTGATGACCCTGACAAAGCAGTCAGTAAAGCCATTGAGAAGCATCCTAAGTTTCGGGAGTTTGAAGAGTATCAGAAGGTCGTTAAGGCTCAGACTACTCAACAGCAACTCCAACAGGAGCATCCTGACTACTTAGAAGTCGTTCAAGACCCTAAGTTTCAGGAGTGGGTCCAGCAGAGTCCTATCCGTACTCAGTTGTATGTATCTGCCCATAACTACGATATTAATTCAGCCAGGGAACTTCTTGGTACATGGAAAGAACGTAGCCTGATTAATAAAACTCAGGAAGTTGAAGCAGAAAAATCAGCTAAACGGGAAGCGGCTCTTAAGAACGGGAAAGGTGTTTCTCGTTCCTCTGCTGAATCTACAGCAGGTAAAAAAATCTATCGTAGGGCTGATCTAATCAGACTTAAGACAAATGATCCTTCCCGTTATGAGGCATTACAAGACGAAATTCTTCGTGCTTATGCTGAGGGTAGGGTTAAATAACCTCAGAAAGCTAAAGGAGAAACATCATGGCTTTGGGTTCTAACCATCAGACTACCACGACTGCGGCGAATTTTATTCCCGAACTGTGGTCCGACGAAGTTATCGCCGGTTACAAAAAGAACTTGGTCCTGGGCAACGTGGTCACCAAAATCAACCACAACGGCAAAAAGGGCGACACGATCCACATTCCGGCTCCGGTCCGTGGTTCTGCCAATCTAAAGTCGGCCAACTCACAGGTCACTTTACAGGGCGACACTCATTCGACTGTCAACCTGAGCATTGACAAGCACTATGAATATTCGGTAGTCATCGAAGACATCACCGAAGTTCAGGCTCTGTCGTCGCTTCGCCGGTTCTACACCGACGATGCTGGCTATGCTCTGGCTACTCAGGTCGATACGGACCTGTTTGTCCAATCTGAGTCGCTGCAGGGTGGCACGAAAGGTGCCAACACCTGGGCTGCTGCCGTTATTGGCGGTGACGGTGTTACCGCTTATGACCAGACTGCCAATACCAACGCTGGTAACGGCTCCGACATTACTGACGCCGGTATTCGTAAGATGATCCTGACGTTGGACAATGCTGATGTTCCGATGGACAACCGTTGTATGGTTATCCCGCCGATTGCTGCCAACGACATGCTTGGCATCAACCGCTTTACGGAACAGCAGTACATTG